GTCCGCAGAAGAGGTTGTAATCCCCGTGGAAGCAGTAGTTACAGACAGGATTTGGCGAGCATAAGACCCGCCTGAGACCTCTGTGCCACCGCCTGTATCGCTCGGAGCTGCGGTAAAGAGCCCTAGATAAGCAGTAGTAGGAGATGTGTAGGAGACGTTTCTCAACACATGGTCAAGAATCTTATCTTCTAGATAGTTAGTAAATTCAGCCATTTTTTACCTCGTGGTTACGGTCATAACTAGGGGAACACCGGCAAACTCGGATTCCTCGTCAGAGGTGTTAATCCGAGCGACAGATTGGTTATACAAGTTGGCCCAGGTTGTAGTACGGGCATCGTTCATAAGATACGGCTCTGCCTCTAATAGCGAACCGTATAGCAAGGAATCAGGATAGTTAGCTAAAAACTCGTTGCTACTATTGTTGTTCGATAGTACCGCGGGTTTGTAGTAGTAAAGCATCTGCACAACGTAGGCAGAATCTGGTTTGGGAGCGAATTCAAACTCGTTGGACCGCAAGGTATAAAAGACGGGTAGACCTTGTTCGTCAGCCCGTGAGTTGGCAGAAAACGCACTCGGGGAGAGATACGAAACTACTGTTCTTGGAGTGCCTTGCAGGTATACGTCGCGGATTGCTAGGAAATCTGAGGGGAGACCAACTGTTGCGTCTCCTGCTGTCATGGTCGCGGTTGCTGTTTTGAGCATCCGGCGGGTCCGAATATCACGAGACAGACGGAGTTCGGCCAGCGTAATAAAGTCGGGAATCTGGCTCGTCAGGTCGCTCCGTCCGAGGTAATTCGCAACGCTAGTCTTGAGGTCGCTGTAGGTCGCTAGTGCCATCTTTCGTCTCTGGGTAATCGTGCCAGCCGAACGTGTACTGTCCGACATGGCCTATTTGGTTTGACAAGTCGTGGTCTAAAAAGGTTGGGTATCCTGCGTCTAAAGCCTTGATGCAGAAGTAAACATCTTCCCCTAGTAACTTGCCGCCTGGAATCTGCTCAAACCAAAACCAAGGTTTCGGTGTGTTTTCAAATACTTCCCGCTTTACCATCATCACCCCGCAACCGACGGCGGTGACTTCTTCTAAACCTGTTTTCCCTTTGCTTACGACCGGAACCCAATGGTTCTCTTTCTTTTCGTTGTCTATCAACAGGTTCTTAGCTGTTGGTTTGACAGGGATGGAACGGGTTGTTGCGTTGGCCCCGACGATTGGTTTGTCGTGAGCCATCAGAATATCTATCGTGTTCTTGGGGAAACGCATATCGGCGTCTATCCACAAGATGTAGTCTGCGCCTTCTTTTAAGGCTTCCTGCGCCATCTTCTCGCGCTGGTCGAATATCAGGGTTCCAGCCACCGTGTAAATGGACTGATGTCCCACCCTGTGTCTGGCGTCGTAGGCACACAAGACCGCTAGGTCAAAGGCTGTGCCTATCTCCATCTCACCCCGACTCGGGATGCAGATTGCTATTTTCTTACCTTCTAGTCTGTTCTTGGCTTTAATCTTGTCGTGAATCTTGCCCACTAAACTCTCCCCGGTCGTGTCCGTAAATAACGGTTCTCCGGGTCGTTTAGAAACGCCTTCATTCGCTTCTGGTCTATCACCGTGAACCCCCTCATAATGCCCTTGGTATTCAAGTCTGCTATTACGGAGTTCGGGAGTTCTGCAACGTGAGCCATCTCGCCCCAACGTGCCCTCTCGTCCGTTTGGTTATAAGCAGCTTTGTTTAATTCTAATATCGGCGCGACGTCCTGCTCATACTTGATGATGAGACCGCCTTCGCCATCAGCGTAGAAAGTACGCTTTTCTCCTGCTACGAAATCTTCGCCTAGTTTTTGCATATTTAGAAACGGAGGTGGGACTGGCCCACCCCCGATTTTACTACAGTTTAGGCAGCCTTGATGTCAAAAATACCACCGTGAGCTGCTTCGTTGCGAACCTCAAGGGTCAGCTCGGCAAGAATCTGAGTTTTCTCAGAGTCGCCGGTCTTTGCCAGGTCGTTCGTTTGGAAGGGACGCAGATATGCGAGCGCAGCATACTCGGGGTCGAGCAGCAGAGCGTCGCGGCTACGCATAAAGCGGTCCGGCACAACGGAGATAAGACCAAAGTCTGACAGGTAAGCACCTGCGGCAGCCACGATGGTCGTGGGTTCTGCGCCGGTTACATAACGCTGCTGTGCAACACCAGCAAAAGCCGAAACGGTTGCCTTCAGTCCCGGGGGAACTACGAGCAGTTTCGGTGTGCCGCCTTCGGAGAAGATTTCCTGGGCGACGGTCTTGAGCATGGCTTCCGTGAAGGTGTAGAGCGTGTCAGCGTCGGTACGGGTATACGAACCGGAGCTGTCGGTCGGGTCTGCACCAGCGGTTGTCACGCCAGCACCCTTGGAGGTGTTGGACTTGATGTAGGCCAGGAGCGAACCCATCTTACGAGCATTAGTATTGATAGTGCCGTTGCTCTTGGCTTGGTTAGCCGTGATGATGTTCTCGATGTCGCGCTTGATTTCGGCAGAAGCCTTGGCAAGCTGATAAGCCTTCTCAGACTTACGGCCAGCCTTGTCAACAGCCTCCAGCGTGCCGGAAATCTGAACGGTCTTGCCGACAATTTGGCTGAAGTTTCCGATACGGACGGTCGGGGTCAGCGAAGCCGAAGTGGCGTCGTCACCCTCAACCAGGGCGTTACCAAAGGTAGCAGCGGCCAGTACGTCGGTCTGCCACTCGTGGGCGGTCTGGGTGGCACGAGCCTTGCCGATAGACGACATAATCGGGGTATCGGTGGGGCTGATGTCATAGATTACATCTGCGAGGTCCTCGCGGACACCAATCGCGCCGTAACGCGAATAGGTATTGGTGGGTACAGTCATTTTATAACTCCTTAGAGAAATCGTTCAAAAATGGCCGCAGCATCTCTGGTGCGACCTGATTGTTTAAGTTGTTTAGACAGCTTTTTAGCCATCTCGGAGTCTTTGTCAATTCTTTGACTACCGACTCCAGGTTTCAGAGCTTTTGGAGCTTCTGCTACCTTTTTCTGCACGGCAGGTTTTGCCTTTTGCAGCTTCTCAAACTGCATGGCTCGGTACAGAGCGATGACGGCGCGGTGGTCGTACACCTGCGACAACTCTTGGTCAGTCCAGCCATTAGACCTTGCATAATCGCGGATTTCTTTACGGATTACTTCGCCTTTCACCTCGTCAGCCAGGTCAGGGATTGCGGCTTTTAACCGTTCCGTTTCCTGGGAGAGATGGGCTTTCAACCGTTCTTGTTGCTCTGCGGCCTGTTTGGCCTGCACAGCTTCGCGTTCTGCACGGACAGCGGAGAGTTGTTTCTCACGTTCCATCTTCTCTGCGACCTTGATTGCGTACCCCACGGGGTCGCTATCTTTGAGCGCAGTTAAGTCCTCTTCGGGTTGGGCAGAGAGCATCTGTTCAATGACCTGCAACCTTTGGGAGTAGGTGTCACGGAGTTTGGCGGCTTCCTCTATCTTTGTGCGTTCAGCTTCGACTTGCTTACGCTGCTCGGCTAGAGATTGCGTCTTTTTCGTGTAATCGGAGGTGCGAGAATAGCCTTTGATGAGCTCGTCTAGGTCGACTTCCAGTTCTTCGTTGTCTACTTTGACACGATACCGGGGTGTTTCCTCTACTTGCTCTTCTTGTACTTCTTCTACCGCTTCTTCGGCTTGCGCCTCTACTTCTTCCGGTGCTGCTTCGACTTCTGCTTGGCCTTCCGGCTGCGGGTCTAGCATCCCGAAAATCTTTGCGGCTGCTCCGTTTACGTCTGTTTGACTCCCTTGCGGGTTGGTCTCTTCCATTTGTGACTCCTAAGTTTAAAAAACCCACTTGCGTTTCTTCTCTATTTCCTTTTGTTTGGCAATAGATTGGAGTGACGCTATAAATTCTTCCAGTCCTCTGAGCTTTAGACGCTCCCTTTCGCGGAGGTCTATATCCTCGTCTCGACTGTCTAATATGTTGGAAATATACATCTGGCGTTGTTTTTCCACAACACCCATAAAAAACTCGTCAGTCAGTAGGCTTTTAGCCCGTTCTGTTTCGTTCAACCAGGAATCTCCACGTTACCTGTAATTTGGGCTCCGACCTTAGCCGCTTTCAACTGTGCTTCGGCTTGGAACTCGGCGGTCTTGAGTTGTAACTGAGCTGCCGCCTTTTCACGCTCAAGCTGAATCTGGGCGGCTGCCTTGCCTTTGGCGATTTCAATGTCGTTCAAGGCTTTGGCTCGGTCGATTTCGATTTGAGCTTGGGCAGACTGCATGAGCGCTGCCGTGGCGGGGTCCGGCTGCGGTTGCTGCGGCGTAAGGATTTGCTGTTCAATCTCTGGGGTGATTTCACGGAAGAACTCGTTTGTGTCTTTAAACCCAGCAGACTCAATAAATCGTCCCAATGTATTACGGTATTGCGCTGGAGATACGAATGGATTAGCCATTCCCATGGTTCCAAGGAGTTGCTCCTGTTTCTGTAGGACTGCGGCGGTCATAGCCATCTGTTGTTCCCTATTTCCGGTTCCCAGACCTACGTTTACCGTCATGTCGTATTCGTTGTTCCACTCCCGCGGGTCGATAGCCACGAATTTGCCCCGCATACGGACAATTCTTTGCTTGTCCTGATACTTGCAGACAAGGTGGAGAATCCTTCTAAAGAGGTCTTTAACACCGGTTTCGGCAAATATACGAGCGATTAACTCTACCTTTGCAGCACCGGCGTTTTGGACCATAGCGATTGCGGTCGCGGTGGTGTTTTGCAGGATGTTGGGGTCTAGCCCCTGAGAACTTTGGGTGACTCCAGTCCGTTTCTGTTGCACCTCGTCCATATACCCAAGCATCGGGAAGGCTTGGTTTGCGACTAAAGGCACGGCCAGGGGTGTAATAGCCGCAGGGTTCTTGACCCGCACTATCCCACCAGGTGTGACAGTCAGCATATCGTCTAGGTTCACCTGCCCGTCTACCACAGCCATACGGGCGTTGTTAGACAAGTACAGGTTGTCCAGCATCTGCCGGGTGACCGTCGTCTTAATCTTCTGAATATCCGTAACCCTGTCGGCCAGGGAATGACCGAAGAACTTGTGCGGCATCGGGATAGGGCAGACGGAGCAAAACGGGATGAAGTCTGCTTCCTCGTTTTCTAAGATTGTGCTTCCAGCATAGAAAACACGGCGAAGCTCGGCGATTCCATCCTTATCAAAGTCTGTGCGGATGTAGCACTCAAAGGTCTCAATCTCGTCCATGCTGGTGTCGAGACTGGGGTCATCCGGCTGTTCCCCGTTCGGGTAACGGGCGACTCGTTCGGGAGTAAATGTCAGGTCGTCGTAAGCAGGCAGGGAGTCGATGTCGTCTGCCTTAAACCCCATGGCGATAAGCTCGGAACGGGTGGTGAGTTTCCTATGGGCTACAAATGGTGCTTCGTCAATCCTGCGAGCCTTCTTAGAAATCAGGAACTCTTCTGGCGGGACGTTCTCGACCTTGACCGAACCCTTTTTGTTTACCTTCTTGACTCGGACGTTATACGAGAAGATGGGCTGCATGGTCTGAACCGGCATCCCCATAGCATCGGGAACCATAGTCGGCACTTCCCCGACCTGATTCTGCTCTTGGGAGACAATCTCCATCTGACCATCGGAGAGCAAAAGAGCAAGTTCTTCTTCCGTCAGGTCTTTATACGACTCCTTGACTACATCTGTTTCGTCGTTCCACCAGACCTTGACGATGCCGTTCTTCTGTAAAAGCGCGTCCTTGAACCATGTCTGGAATACCTCGAAACCGGGGTTGTCGTTCATCAGCACCCAGTTGCAGTACTCCGTAGCCTGTTTAGCAGCTTCTTCGTCTCCCGGTGCCTTGGGTTCAAATCTCACGACATCATCGGACTGAGTGAAAACCCTAATAAGCTGGGGCAGAGCACCGTCTACGGCTTCTGCTACCTCTCCGGTGACGATAGTAGAACGACCCTCTACCTCGTTCCCATAAGGCTCGCGGTTGTAGGCCATCAACGCCTGGCGACGCTCTTCTACCGTCTCGGTATTGATGTAACCGATAGCGTTGTCTATCTCGTTGTCGAGAATCGCTTGTAGGTCAAATTCGGTCATTAAAATCTTCCTTGCAAACGTAGCCCTGTGTTTGAACCATAAGGCGATGATTGGTGGTATGCGCCAAACCCAAGATTCTTAAGAATCTCGCGCAGATATTGTATTTCTAGGTTTCGCACGGGTTCATTAAATGAGCCACGGCCAACCGTACCTTGGGCAGATAGTTCGCCACCATACATAGGTTGTTGTAGTAAGACGCGAGCCAATGCTTCAGGCGTATCTAGGTTTTTAGAAACCTCAGATGTAACCTTAGTTTCTCCAACCCTGTCTTGCCTCTTTAATCGTGCGGTCTTGGTATCTGTTTGTTGGTTTTTTTCTAATTCCAATAATCCAAGCGGTGTTTGGTAGGCAAGAAATGGGTTGAGCATATTCTGCCCATATAACTTTGCACCGGCAATAATGTCATCAAACGAGTTAGCAAAAACTCTGTCCGGCTGTCTGTTGATTATATTAAGTTGACGCAATAGGTTGTCTATTTGCGTCGGGCTCATTTGCTGACTTGGAAATAACTCATCCATCTTAGACAATCCATTTCGTGTTTATCGGTAGGGGTTTGCCCCAACTCGTGTTCGTGTTCAGCCCCACGGCCAGGTAACGAAAAGCATCAGCAGCGTGGGACGACCAGTCATGTAGAGGCTTATCGTAAAAGACATTTCTACGCTCGTCGTATTCCCGCCTGTAGTTTCTCAGGGCGTCTAGTCCTTGCTTGGTCTTGGGGTGAAAGTAGCAGTTTGGTAATAGCCTTCTGACCGCTTGTATGCCGTCGTCCACGGAGACCCTAGGACACACCGTAATAGAGAGCCCCAAGTCCTGTAACGCTTCCTTGCGACTTTTACCTGAACCGAGCTCCCGAACTTCAACGTCGTGCGGGAGGATGTGTTCAGCCTGAGTGTAGCCACTATCACGAATCCACTTAACGTAAGAGTCCAGACCGACCCCGTGGTTCTCGTAGAAGTCAATGAGCCGCCTCTCCTGCCCCGCAACTTGACATACCCAGATTGCCGTAGAGTCTCCGACGCCCAGGTCCCAAGCCGTATAGGTCTTACATAAGTCGTCTTTTGGGAAATCCGTAAATCTCTCCGGCGCAAGTTTGCCAAGGAGCGCAGCATAATACGAACCTTCAACTGGTGAATCAAAGGAGCACTCGAACTCTTGCGAGTACTTGTCGTCACCCATTTCCTTCTTGGCAGCTTCGAGTTCAGCTTGCGGAAGTATTCCCGTCTCTGAAGCCTTAAATTCCAGTAGGGACCAACCTGGTTCCTTTTCTGCTCTGTCTCGGAAGTCTTTGAAGTGATTAGCACCCTTGGGGGTTCCTAGAAATAACGCCCAACCCAAGCGGTCTGCAAGAGCAGGACGTACAATCTCGTTCCATATCTTCGGGTTTTGGTCACCGATTTCGTCAAGAATAACACCGTCAAAATACTGCCCACGCAGACTGTCAGGATTGTCCGAGCCGTAAAGTTGTATTCGTCGTCCGTAGAAGTCAACCTTTAACTCCGAGATGTTATGTGCCGCATCTAGTGGGCGGGTAAAGTTTACCAAGTAGTCCCACGCTACCCGCTTTGCTTGGCCGTAAGTCGGGGCGATATACGCAAACCTTGGGTCTGGTTTCTCGCATTGCAGGGCAGAATGGATGAGCTGGTTTAGAGCTGCCACAGTCTTGCCCATCCTGCGGTGAGCGACTACGACTACAAAGCGGTGACTCTCTACAGCGTCGTGAATCTTTCTCTGCTGTTCTCTAGGCTTGTAGCCTGTCTCTACTACTACTTCGGTCATATACCCGTCACCACCTTGATGGTGAGAGGTCCGTTCTCTGCTCCCGTTACTTCGGTTCTAGCCAGCTTAGGGATGTGGTACTCAATTGCTTTTAGGTATATATCGCAAGCCTTCTCAGGGTTGGTGCTAGCGACCTGATTTAGCCATCCTACGAAGTTATCGGCGTTCTCGTCAGCCATCCTAGCGATTGCTTCTCGGACTGCGCTAGTGGACTTATTTAGGCTTCCTGCTGGCCTTCCCTTGCCTGCGTTAGGTGGTAGGCGGCGTTCTGTAATTTCTTCTACTTTACTGGGTTCCATGTCCGAATCCTTCCGGTTGTTCGGGATAAGTTGTTGCTATTATACGACAGTTATTCGCCTTCGTCACCAAGGAGTCCAGCGGCGGGAATGGCTGGTGTTGCAGCGAACAATGGTTGTCCTTTAGTTAGTACAGACTCACGCATCTTGGGAGTGATGTCCATAGCCCAGACCTCTACACCATCCATCTCAGTCTTGCCGACCTTGGCGTCGAACTTCTTACCT